GATTACTACACCGATTATGAGCCATTTTTTCTTTGGGTGTTGTTCCCAAAGGTCCTTAATCCATTTTTGCATTAGAATACTCCTTCGAATTTAAGTCCTTTTGATGCTATTCCATAGCCACGTTTACTTTTCTTATCCTCAGGGACAGAGCCAACTGGTACTATTTTTCCATAAGGAATGTCCATACCTTGTGACTTAGGTCCTTTTTTAGGAGGAGTTGTTTTTGTTAATCGTTTAGTCATTAGTGTAATGTTAGACTATTTTCAGGATTTTTCAAATAACTAATTTGCTGTGAAATATAACTATCTGCAACAACTTCTCCATAAACATCAACCATAGCCTCTCGACTCATTGAAAGCATAACTTGCGCTAACTCTATTAGATCAATACCTTGTTCAGCTTGTTCTTGAACAAAATCTCTTGTGCTATCAATAATTTTTTGAACTCTTAGTTTTGTTGTTTCATCCATAATATCCATAACATACTTTGCTTTTAATTTACTTTCCACTTTTCTTTTCTACTTTCTTTATTGTACCTTTGTTCTTAGAAGCGTAAAATACTTGCTCTCCTTTTTTCTTTCCATATTCTTTCTTCATAGATTTCATAATTTTTTTACCTTTGTTTGTTAGTGGCATCTCTTCTTTCCTGATTTAATGTTTGCGTTGTCATCTTGTCGTACTGAACTTCAGCACGTTTATCTGCAATATCATAATCTTTTTGTATTCTTGCTTGATCAATCGCTGTCTTCTGTTTAAGTTTTTCTGCATCTAATTGTAGCTTTGCTTGATCCACTTGCGCATCTATTTGATCTTTTTGTGCGTCTTGTTGTAGTTCTTGTTGCTTTAGTTGTATGACAGGATCAGGCTTACCTTGACCACTTAACTGAGCTGACATTTGTTTTATTTCTGCCATAAATTGTGCCTCTAATTTAGCAATAACATTGTCTGTCTGATCTTCAGGAACTTGTTGTTGTTGTACTAGGAATGCTGTCTGTTCTTTTGCTTTTAAAGAAATATGTTCTAAGACGTGTTTCTGTAATTTCATTGCCATTGGAGGATTACCAAGAACCATTTGGTTTGTTCCAAAAATTAAATGATTTTGAATATGAGCATCATGATCTTGTCCCTCATAGGCTTTCAGTAAATTACCATCGAGTAAGTCAGCGTGCTCCGTGGCTGGATCTTTAGGCTCATTAGGACTATCTTTTCTTAAAATTTGATCAATATCTTTGACACCTAAAGCTTCGTACATTCTTCTATAAGCTTCTTTGATATTATGAATATCAGGTGCACTTTGTGCTAATTGTAATTCTGTTTGAGCTAGAGTTACTCTTTGAGTTGTAGAAAATATATTTGGATCAGAGACTGGCAATACATCAACACGATCGCTGAAGTCTTCAGCTTTTACAGTTCGATCTGCACCTTCTACAGAATAAGGATATGTTTCAGGTAAATAATCTGCAAAGACATCAAACAATAATTTGAATTCTCTTTTTTGAGAGTAATGACATCTTTTGTGAATACCTGACATTACTTTTGAGCCCCTCTCTAATAATGCCATTGTTGTACCAACTGGAGCGTTTTGATTTGCATCACCAACTTGCATGTCAGTAATAGCAGCAAATCTTTGCCCAGATTGAACAACAAATCCTAAAAGACTATATAGAGTTTGAGAGGGTTCTTTGTAAGGTAGGGGTAAGAGAGCATTTCTTAAATCACCATTAGGTGCATCAATGTCTCTAAATTCTCCTGGCTGTATAGGTTGATCATCGTCTCTCATTCGAAGTCCACGTGACTTGAATCCTGCTGGTAAATTTGCCAAAGTACCTGCGTCTATTAATTGTCTTAAAATTTTTGTAGCTGTTCTTGATAAAGAACCAATTAAATGAATTAAACCAAAGCCATAGAAACCAAGCCCTGGTAAAAACTTGTAATGCACAAAATATCTTTTCTTTAATTTTTTATCATCACCCTTTTCATAGTTTCTTCTAATACCTACTACTTTACCTGAGTTGTCTTCAATAGTTACAATGTATGGTATTTTAATTCCTGTAGGCTCATCGTCCATACCTTTGTCTTCAAAACCTTCTAAATCTAAAGACACGTGAAACTCATATAGTCGAATAGATTTATCGATATAAGAAGGACGAAGACCTTCCATCTCATCATATTTTTTTTGCACTTCGGAAGGATCTGCGTCTGAAGGCATTATTTCAATATCTTTATAAAACCCTGAAACTTGTTTTTTTCTAAAATCATTGTAACTCATGTTAATGATTTGAGTAATTCTTTCACAAGAATCTAAATCACTAGCCATATAATTTACAACCAAATCTTCTGCTGGAACAAACTTTGAAACAGCTCTATCCATTAACTCATCGTAATAAACTTTTTTAAATGTCGAACCTGCAAGAGGTAAATAAAATAACATTTGATCAAACTCAGGTGTGTAATCTTCCATCTTGTTCATCAACTGATAGTTCATAAATTCTTGAACACGTTGTGACTGAGAATATTTTTCAGGAGTCTCTTCTCCCATAACTGCTGTTCGAACAGGACCATTCGCTGGTAGTAACTCTTTGAATGCTGATGCTTGAAACTGAGTAGCACTTTCAGCCAATAAAGGATGAGTCACACCACTTGCTCCTGCAAAGGGTTTGGTTCTCTCTTCGTATTTTAATCCTAATAGATCTAATCCTTTAATGTAAGATTCTTCCCAATCTTTTCTAGATGAGCGATCGTTTTCTAATTCACTCAACAATTCATCGGACAACTGATCTAAATCTCTGTCGTCCATCACTTCAGCTAAGTTCGAATAAAATTCTACTTCTTCAGGAATCTCGGACATTGGATCGAAGTCAAGAGTTGCTCCTCCATCTTCGTCTATTTCAATTTCCATTCCCTCAGGAGTGGGTATTGATTGTCCATCAATCTGTACTTCTGTATCTGATTTAATAATCTCTAGTTCAGGAGCTCCTGTTTGATAGAGTCCTTTGTCAATATTATCTGCCATAATTTATTTTTCCAGTAACAGTATCTATATCAGCTAACCCATCATTTACAAGTGGTCGTCTTTTAGGAATGCTTATACTTCCACCTTTGAATTTTTTAGTTGGCGACGTAATTTCAATATCTGAAGTCTCGCCTTGTCGAAGTTCTGCATCGGACTCGGCTTTGAGTTTTTGATCGAGGACTTCTTGGGCCGCTGTTCCATAGTCTTTTGGTACACTTTTTACTCCTAACTTAGTATATAATCCTTGCTCAAAGTACCACCTAATGGCCTGAGTGTCACGAACTGATTTCCCAATCAAATTAGATAAGTCAGTCATATACTGATCAAATTTTGTTTTCATTTTTATAGTTGGAGTTCCTGTATTTTCCATAACAGTTCCGTCTTTATTAGAAAGAATCTTACCGTCATTGTCTCTGACGTACATCTTTCCACCCATCAATCTATTCATTCCTCTAATATTCCACAGGTCAGTCACGTTGTTGTCATCGGTTCCATAAAGATTAGCCATGAACTCACCAATCTTAGGACCAAATGCTCTGTGTCCTGAATATATGTCATCATTTCTTACGCCCCCTGATGCCTTACCTAAATTACCATATTCTTTTCTAAATTCATTTAGTTCTCTACCTGTCATCGGTGTGTGTAAAAATTCTAGAAAAGCATCTAGTCCATTCGCCTGAATATAATTATTCGCTAGGTTTAATTGTTTAGCTAAGTTAGATCCACGAACAGTCCACCCCTTTCCTGTATAAGGATTTGTCAAGGGTATCTGTCCTGTGTCTGCAAATATGTCTGCTATTTGTAACGCCGCTTTAAAATCAGTTCCTACACTGACACCTGAGGATGAGATAGCAGTTGTGAAAAGAGTTAGATCTTTAAGGTTAGGATCTTTTGCAAATTTAGGATTAATTTTCTCAGCAATTTCCATAGCTTCTCTAACACCGTCATCATACCAACCCTCACCTGTCACCTCTTGGCCCAATTGATAATTAATCTCTTCCACTCCCTCTTTCAACATAGTTTTATAATCCTTGTCATTGAAGATATCTCTTTTTATACCTTTATCTAAAAATTCTAAAATGTTAGGAATTTTAGTTTTACTTGGTGTAACTAATTTTTTAACGTTAGATATAAAGCTTGTCCCTGATAATATTTGAAGAGGCTTTGACTTTTCTATGTCTTCTTTGTCAGGAGCTAGAGGAGTTAAGTCGGATGGCTTAATCGGATCAGGGTCCTTAGGCTTCTCACCTTTGTCCTCTTTTTTTACGACCTTTTTTTCTTTATCTTTTAAAAAGCTCACCGAAGGTGACGCCGCTAAATTTTCTATAATATCGTATACATTATCTAAAGTTATATTACCGAGAGCCAAGTCTCGTTGTATCTGACTAGCTTGTTGAGCTCCCACACTGGCCACGAGCAACGGCCCGAGAATCGTGGGATTAGTAATATACTGAATCATCTTAGTTACCTGTCATATCATCTTTGTCATCATCAATAATTAATTTTGTATCATGAGTTATACCATTCTTGTCGTAATTCTCTAAGACTTTAATAAGTTCATCCTTATTCATATTTTCTAAAGGCGTGTCTGTTTGAACTTTGTTATCGTAAAAACCAGCAACCTTACCTCTATTGACTTCAGCAGCCACGGCCGCCGAATAGTGTTTATGTTCTCGCGCTTCTTCTCTGATCTGTTTTAAAGAGGCCAAATGAGACGCTGTCGATACCCCATACATTTGATGAAGATCTTGTTTCATCTCATGAATGGCCTCCACTACGAAAGGATTATGATTAGGGTTTAATAGATCAGTGGCTGTTTGTCTAGCTCTATTCTGAGAATAGCCAGCTCTGCGCGCCGCTTCGGCAGCGGAACATTCTCCGAGTAAAACTTTGTGTACGTATTCATAAACAAAAATCATCTGTTTCGGTGTTAGTTTCTGTTTCAATCTCCTGTCTTCAGGATTAATTAATTTTTTAGTAGTACTCATATTTACGTTTACTCCTTGGTTCCATATCATCTTCATCGTCATGCAAAGATACAAAGCTACCTTGTCTATATCTTAACAATGCTAGTGTTGTTGCGTCAACTAAATCATCATGCTCTCCATAAGGAAATGAGGCTATCTCTTCTTGGACATCTTCAGCCCATTCTGTGTCAGGTCGCCAAACGTGACCAGCTTCAAAAATAGGAGAAACAGAATTTAATCGCACGTGTTTATCTTGACCTCTGTTGGGAGAGAAAGCTGTCGCGTATACTCCGAATCGCCGAAGCTCCTGTATCAAGGGTGTCCCTGATGCCTTGGCTTCAATGATGACGCTATCAGGTTGATAGAGTTGAAGTTCTTCTTTTGCTACTTGTTTGAGCTCAGGAAAGTCCCAACGCCCTTTTCTTGCGTTCAATAAGATCAAATGTGTTTCAGGTCCTTCATCAGGATGAAAGACACCCCAAGTTGTAATAGCTGAATAGTCAGCAGACTCCTTTTTGGAAAATGCAGTATCATAACTTTGAATTTTATAAGAACAAAGTGGTGGGTCTTCCTTCTCCCAAATGTTCCACCATTCGCGTTTCACGATACTCGTGCCATCGTGTGTTGGATTTTGTTGCCACTGAGCGCTCCACTTGGTAGGAACAAGAGAAGCTTTCACTTTATCTAGTTCATTAAGCTTCCAATACTGAGGCCAAATAGGTGTACGCTTTTCTTCGTCATCGTCATCTAAAATTGCCGGGAATTCTATGATGTCCCATTTGTCAGCTTTGATATCACCCATCTTTTTGATCAATTGACCAGTCAGATCCTTGTCAGACCATCGAGTCATCACGATTACAATACTTCCCCCTGGTTGCATACGCTGTCGAGGACCAGATGTATACCACTCATAGGCGTTATCCATCGCATTTTCAGACAAAGCATCTTGTTCACTATGTGGATCATCAATAATTAGTAGGTCAGCACCACGACCTGTGATGGCACCACCCACACCTGCCGCGTAATACTCGCCTCCTAGGTTAGTTTCCCATCTTCCCGCCGCTTGGTTATCAGTTCTAAGGTTAACATTGGGAAATATTCCTTTGTATTCTTTGGTATTCATCAAGTTTCTTACCTTACGACCAAATCTTATCGCTAATTCACCAGTGTGAGTCGCTTGAATGATCTTGAGTCTCGGATTTTGCCCCATCATCCATGCCGGGAATAAAAATGAGGCGAATTCACTTTTTGTATGACGTGGGGGCATGTTGACAATTAGCCTTTGGTTCTTTCCTGTCAGAAATTTTTGAAATTGTTGCGCGATTTTGATGTGATGATTACCTTCAACGAACTCAGGCCACACTGCTTTGACAAATCTCATGAAGTTTCCACGTGCATGTTCTTGTTCAATACGCTTTCTAAGCAATACCATCGCCTTTAATTGGTTCGCATCTAAGTTTTTATAGTCTATGTGCATATTTCACTCCTATAGTGTATGTATGTTGCCAGGACAAGGCCAGCGTCATGCGGACCGGGGCCAAATTTTTGGGGGTCGGTGCTCGATCTCCGCGAACCTCGGACCGTTGGCCCTAAGTACCTAGGCCCTATTGTTGCATAATATATGTTATAAGCCACCCAAACGCTATATTTATCAACGTTTTTCGCGTCTCGTGGATCGATGTGTCTATATCTAGTGGTACTCATGCAAAATTTCGCTGATCGTGGACCATGGTTGGCCCACTTGAACCGTGCAAAGTGGTGGAAACTCGCCATTTTCTGCAAGAAAGTCGATATCCGTGGACCTATACAGAAAAAACGCTCTCTCTTTGAGGGAGCGTTGCAAGATAAATAGTCCGTTCATAATCTGTTTGTATTTATGGTGAAAAGCTTTTTGATGTGGCCTCAGGCTCTGTAACAATCTAGAACGCTCACAGACCTTACATTCGATAAACAAAACACGTTTCTTTTTATTGAACAATATCAAATCAGGAAAACCGTTTATTGTAGTTGTTTCAATCCTAATTGGATTAAATTCAGGTA